ATGGATATTAGATGAAGTCACACATTTAAATAAAAAATATCCAGATTTAATGAAAAATTATGTATATGATAATGTATTATGGTGGAAATTAACTGTTTGTCACAATGTTACAATTAAAAGAGATAAAGATTGGTTTAATTCAAAATTACATCTATATAAAACATTATGGGATAGGATTACATTATATAGAAGTAGTAAAAAAGAATTGGATAAATTTATTAAAGAATATAATGAAAAACATAAAAGAAAAAAAGATATTGTTGCAGAAAAAGAACCTGACAGCTTATTTGTAGATTCTGAGACTAGTGAAGATTTTAGTACACACGAAAATACTATACAATCAGATAATAAAGAAGAAGTTAAAAAATCTGTATTATTTGTTGATTCGGATTCGGATTCGGATTAATGATAAACAAATATATTATAAAATCCATTATTAAATTTTGAAAAATTAAAATTAACTTTTTTTAATTCAACTATATGACATTCTGAATCTTCTTTTTCATTATCATTAAATAATATCATTACATGTGATGTATTTGATTTATAAATAACTACTAGATGATTATTTGAACTATTTATATTTGAACATATAAACGGTTCAATTAATTCTATATCTTTTTCATTATCATTTTTATTTAATTTAAAAGTATTCTTATAATTTAAATATATTTTTCTTATTTCAAAATATGAAATTGTAAAATTTATTTTCTCGTAATAAATTAAATTTTTAGTATTTATATATTTATTAATTTTATCCATTATTATTCATAAATATAAATATTATCATCTGTATTATAACTTAAATTATTTAATCCAATAATCGTTGTACTAAATGCTTCATAATTAACTACTTTACCAGAATTTAACTTACCATCTGAAAAATCTTTTAAAATATTCTTCTTAATTTGTTGTGTATCTTCAACATTATTAATAAAATAGGAATTAATAAATTCTTTTAATTTTATTTCTTTTTGAAGATTCGTTAGCTTATTCCATGCTTTTCTATATGCGTACTGATCAATTTTTGCTAGTCGTTGTTCAATATCAGACTCATATTTATTTAAATCTTTTTGACTTTTATCAATATTATTAAAATAAATAATTAAGTCATTTATTTTATTTAAATAAAATTCATCTTTACAATCCTCTTTTGTACATTCTAAAAAAAATAGTTTATTTGATTTTACAATACTATCTATAATAGTGTTTGGCTCCATTTTATTTTAAATAATATACAATTTTTTAAGTATTTACTATTTCAATTTAATATAATATTTTTATGTATAAAAATTGAAAAAATAACATATTATTATCAATATATTAATTAATAAAAAAAATGATCCGATCTACTAGGAACTCAAAATCAGCTATTAGCGTAATGGCTAATAAAACATATATTCAATATATAATTGATACATCTGGTTCAATGACACATTTGACATTGGCAGTAAAAGAAGGGCTTACAAGTTTTGTAAAAGATCAAATTAAAATCGCAAAAGATGAAAACCGTTTGGACACTACCAATTTCAAATTGGTAGTATTTAATACTATCAAGAAAGTTATTTATAATGGTCCAATTGATAAATTTGAAGGATATCATATTCGCTGTGATGGTCTTACACGATTGTTTGATTCAGTTTCAGAAGAGGTAGAATCAATTCTACAAAAAATTAAACTAAAAAAAGAACTTCAATCACTTGGTATTCCATCATCTAAGGCTGTACTTGTTGTTATGACAGATGGTGACAATAATATTGGGTCTCCATATCCTACACGAATGCGCAAATTAATTGAAAATGCTAGAGAGAAAGGAATTATTTGTACTTTTATGGGAGCTAATCAAAATGCCTGTGAAACTGGTGTTGAATATGGGTTTTCACATGATGCATCATTGACATTTACTCCTCAGCCGAATCAAACAGTTGCTGCAATGCGAGCTGTTAGTTCTGGGACTAAACGAGCTCTAAGTAAATCAGGAAATTGTGATATTACTTACTCTGCATTGGAAAGACAACAATCGCAGGGTACAGGTGATATTGATATGATATACCCTCATCACTATTCTAATGATTCTAGTTCACACGATGTACCAGATGATAAAGAATATCCTATTAAGAAAAGAAAAAGAATTTATAGGTCTTAATTATTTTATTGAAAAATACTAAATATTAATATATTTATACTTTTGCATAGTAATTACCACTTGGATGCCTACATGTAGGACACTTATAAGAATTATTTTTTAACCAATCGGTTACTTCTTCTTCTAAAAATAAATGTTTACATGGTAATACTATTATATTATCATTATTATTGAATGTTTCTAATGTAATCATACATTTTGGATTATTATTTTTTACACTATCATCTAGTTCACTATATTTACATTTTTTTAATTTATCAAAACTATCATTTGTTATTACAATAGGAATATCTACATTATCATTATTATTACTAGGAACATTAAATAAATTAAATATATTTGGATCATTCTCATTAACATTTAATAAATTTGTATCTAAGCTATTTGAAAAAGATAATAATGAACTAAATATATTTGCATTCGTAGGCTGATGTGTATAAGTTCCATCGGGTAAATAAGACAATGTTATTTGAGATCCTGGATTAATAGGACTATGTTGTGAATTCGCCCAAGAATTACCAAAAAATAATTCTGATATTGTATTATTTAAACTATTATTTGTAATAGGTAAACCATTCGATATATTATTTGAACCTAAATTATTAGGTTCATTTTCTACAGATGGAGAATAATTACTTGAATTTATTTCGTTATCTAAACCAATTTCATCATCTGAATATTCAGATGATGAAATTGATAGTGAATCATCATCTGTAGTAGAATTTATATTATTTTCATCTAATTGTAAGTTATTATTTGATTGTAAGTTATTATTTGATTGTAAATTATTATTTGATTGTAAATTATTATTTGATTGTAAATTATTATGTTGATTTAATAGCAAAAAATTAAGGGAATTATTTAAGGTTGCATCAGGACTTGTAATTAAAGTTATAGTATTATTATTTATTCCTTCAACTGGATTTAAATTATAATAGATTATTAAAATATTTCTAATTTCAGAATATGACATTCCATCAGAATGATTTAAAATATTTCTTATTGCAAATAAGATTCTAAAATTATTACTTGTTTCACTTTCTAGTTCTAAGCGAATTGCAGTAATTCTATCAATTAAATTATAATCAGTCATATTTTATATATATATTTATCTGTTTATAATATATTATGATTTATAACTATTTAAATTTAGCTCATTCTCATAAAGTATTTATAGAATGTATATTTATAATTTTTATAACAGTTTATTTATTTAATAAACTAAATATATCTATAAAAGGTGTATTAGGCTTTTTTGTTGGTATAATTATAGCATGGTTTTATTACGATAAAATTATATTTATAAAAAGTGCAAAAAATAATAATATAGAAAAACTAAAAGATGAAATGCCTATTTTAAAATCATTAAATAATGAAAATGAATTAATATTATTTTATTATAATAACAACAATTTAATAAATTACGATGTCATTAATTATTATGAATCAATTAATAATGCTAAGTTATTTGTTAAAGTTTATAATGGAATAATGAGTGATACAGTACTACCATATTATCAATATGATATATTAGAAAAACATATGATACTTTGCCTAAATCATTTTAATAAAATAGAGTTTAATATACCAAATCAAAATAATGTTAATATTTACTTAAAACAAAATTTAGAAATTTTAAATACCATTTTAAGTAAATATTTGAATAAGATAATTATACACTTAAATAAAAATAAAAATATAGATATATTTGTAAAAAAAAATGATTTAAATCCCAAAGTAAAGGAATTTAATAAATTTAATTATATTATTTAAAAATAACTTAATATATTATTTTAATGGAATTTAAAATAATATATCAAATTTGTACATTTCCACAAAATAATAGTAAAGGAAGATATTGTGTCCGTAAACTTATCTTTACAAAAGATATTCTTGTTAAATGTGAATATTATCAATATGGTGAACGTAATTTAAATAAACTAAATAAAGAAATTACTCGCATGAATTATAAATATCAATATATTGATAGTCATAATTTTGATGATATTAATATTCCACAGATTAAATATCTATAGTTTGATTTTGTTGAGCTATAGGAGCTACAGCAGCTTGTATGTTAGGAGGTTGACTTAATTTTAGAGTTTCAATTTCTTTTTCTAAATCTTTTATTCTATTACCTTGTTCATTAGTTATAGGATCATGTGGATGATATTTAAAACTGTAATCTTTGGGTATATTTATATTTATATCATTTTTTTTGCTATTACTTGGATAAAAAAATATGAAAGATATTATATATAATACCGCACTTACTAATAAAAGAAATAATCCTACATAAAATAATCGATTGTTTTTAGTAAATAATTTTATAAAATCTTGTAATGTTTCATAATCAAAACTAATTATTTCATAAACTAAATCTAAAATTTCATTTTTAGTATTTATAAAAATCTCTAAAATATTTAAATCCATAATTTTTTTATCTTGTTCACCATTTGACTCTAATTTTTTTAGGTATTCTTCGGATTCTAACTCTTTCTTCTTTTTTTTTTCTTCTTGTAACTTTTCAAACTTCATATTAAAATTATTTATATCAAATTCATTATTATCATAATAATTATCCATTTATAAATACCTTAGAAAAAATTATAATAAAATTATCATAAAATTTATTATAATTTAAACAGTTAATTTAATTATTAATACTTTGAATATAAGCTGTCAACGCATCTAATAAATTTTGACCAACTTGATTATTCGATATTACATTAACTGTTCTTACAACTTCAATTGCATTATTTGTAGAACTATCACTTACATTATATGTAACTGTATATGTACCAACTGTATTAATATCTACATTATTAACTGTTACTATATTATTTGTAATATTACCATCATAATTATCTGTTGCGGTTGCTCCATTATCAATATATTGTGTATTAATTTGATGATTAATTGATGATGATCCAATTAATGTAATTACTGGAGGAGTAGCATCAATAACATTAACCGTTCTTACTACTTCAGTTGCTACATTACCTGAACTATCACTTACATTATATGTAACAGTATAAGTTCCTAATACTGATATGTTTACATTATTTACAGTTACAATATTTGCACTCACATTTCCATTATAATTATCTGTTGCTGTTGCTCCAAAATCATTATATGGTATATTTACTTCATGATTAATAGTTGAATTTCCAGTTAAAGTAATTACAGGTATTGTTGTATCAACAATATTTACAGTTCTTATAACTTCAGTCGCTGCATTACCTGAACTATCACTTACATTATATGTAACAGTATAAGTTCCTAATACTGATATGTTCACATTATTTACAGTTACAATATTACTTGTAATATCACCATCATTG